TTGACCTGGTTGTTGACCTGGTTTTCTTATGTCCACTTTCTTCTTTACTACTTCATCATATTCTGGAGTTCCTGGTTGTAATCCTTCTTGTTGAGCTTCCTGCTCAGCTTGTTGCTGTGCTTGTTGTTGTGCTTCAAGAGTAGGATAAGCACTTTCTTGTCCTAGTTGTTCAACAGCTTTTCCACTAAATGTCATACCAGAAGATTCAAGATTTCCTTGAGCTTCTCTGATTCTTTTTATACCTTCAGCTCCTAATTGTTCTACTTCAAGGTCGTGTTGAGTTTGCATATAATTAATAGCTCCCTCAAAATCAGCTTTAGCCATTTTAACAAGATTATCAAAATATGGGTCAATAGTTTCTTCACTTATTTTATCCATTGTATTTAAAATCTCTTCAGGGTTTACTTCCATATCTTCTGGATAGTTTTCTAATATAAGTTTCCAAAGTTCTCCTACTTCAGAAGTAATTTCTCCACTCTGAATAGCTTGTTCAATCATATCTCTAGCATCTTGTAATCTTTGTTGTTCTTCTTGTTCTTGGGTTGTATCAAATTCAACATCTTCTTCTGCATAAGATTTATATTCATCATCTATAACTGTATAGTTAGTTCCTACTTCAGGAAGTCCACCATATAATTCTTTAAAAGCTGCTTCATCTTTTATGTGTTGTAATCTACCATCTTTAAATTGATAAACTTTAGGGTCTCCAGCAAACTTATATGCCTTACCTTCTGTTAATGCTGAAATATCTGTAGGTGTTTCTGTAGAAGGAGTTTCTGGAGTAGGAGTATCCGTTGTTGGGGTATCAGTAGTAGGAGTTTCAGTTGTAGAAGTTTCACCAATACCAGCTATAGCATCATCTAAACTAACTTCAGTAGTGCCACTATCACCTAAAATCCATCCACCTTGCATTAACTGACTTGCTTCTGCTGAACCTACTGTAACAACAACCTTACTTTTTCCATCTGGAGAAGTTAAAGTTGCTTGTTGAGTTCCTGGTTGTTCTCCAGGGGGTTCTACTATTGGAGGTTCTACCACGGGTGGTTCTGGAGTAGTATTTCCTTGCTCGTGATTATTATATTCACTCTGAGAAACTTGTGTATATCCATTAGAAATCCAAGTATTAAGATTATTTGCAGAAATTCTCATCCAATTACTTCCTTTTTTTATATAGGTATAACCACTACTTGAAGAGCCTGAAGAACCTCCTGAAGAACCTCCTGAAGAACCTCCAGAAGAACCTCCTGAAGAACCTCCAGATGAGCCACCGCTAGAACCACCAGAAGGAGGACCTCCATAAGTTCCAACTCCTGGTGAAGTTGTGTTTCCTGTTGCTGAATCGTACCATCCTGTAGGCATATTTTTATTGTTTTATTTTTAAATTATTATTATCTATTATATATTGAGTTTCATCATCTATTAATCATCAACTGTAGCTCCAGTATCACAAGCTATCCAGTTAGTTCCATCATAAAATACTAATACACCACTTCCACTACCAGCTCCTTCTCCAGCTTTTCTTCCATCAGAAGCATAAGCCTGAGAACCAGCTTGAATAGGTAATGTTGAAGTTCCATAATATATCTTAGCTTCTATGTGGTCTATTGATGTGGTGTCTGTAATCCATTTAGCTTTTACCTTTACTTCTATACCAGTTAAAATATAAGTTGCAGTTATTGCAAAACCGAATGTTTTATAAATTTGATATGTATCTTCATCACTTGCTCTAATTTTTAATGCAAACGAAGTATCATCTACGTCATCTCCCGTAAAAGTAGTTCCCCAAAGTTCTGTATCTCCATCTCCAAAAGTTAAATAACCATTATTTCCATCAAATGTTTTTTCTAATTCTGATGTCCAAGTTGTTCCACCATCTTTAGAAAGAGAAATATAAACCTTACCATCTGTTCCAGGAGTAGTAGCAAAACTAGCATCTTCTGAATAAGCATTTGTTGGATTAGTAAAATCTGCTTTTAAAGTTGTTAATTGAACTGTATCTCCATAAGAAGTTCCTACACCGTTTATAGCATAAGCCCTAACTCTATATCCAGTTTTTATAGATAATCCTGTTAATCCTTTGGTGTAAGCACCAGTTCCATAATCTCCATCATCATAAGTTGTACTATCGGAAGTAGTTGGGTCGCCTGATGTCCCTAATTTATAACAAAAACCCCTACGAGTTGCATTTTCTCCACCAGTTGCAGTAATATTTCCATTACCTGTGGCTGTTGTATCTGCAATAGCAGAAACTGCTTGAGTTGTTACGGTTGGAGCTATTGGGTCATAACGAACAGTAATACGAATATGGTCAACATACAAAGTATCTGTTGACGAAGGAATAAGCATTTGAACAGCAACTCCAAAATCAGATGAATTTATTTGAGCAGGTGTCCAAGCTTCTGTCCAAAGGACAAAACCTCCAAAGTTTTTATAACTTTCAATAGTTCCTGGGTTAAAACTTCTATAAGAACCGTAAATTATTGAACCTCCTTTTATAATTTGTCCTCGCATTGTAGTAGTACTGACACCCGTCTTTGATTCAACTTCAACTTTAATCCCTGTTATTGTTACTCCAGTAGGTATAGAAAATCCAAAGTTAGTTGCTTTAAGACGATAAGAACCATTTGGATTTGTTGCTGTTGTTGTTGCATAAGTATTATTACTTACTTTAACATTATCAGGATTATTCCAATTCTCATCACCATATGCTGTATCAATTCCAGTTGTTCCTGGACTCATTGCTATTGTATCTGCCATATAATTATTCTGTTCCCGAAGGGTCATTAAATCCTACCTCTGTCGGTGCGATAGGTAAATTAGCGACAGTATAAGGTGAATTATTTATAACTCCATTACTACCAACATCAAAACTTCCTAAAAGTTTTAAATATGTTCCATCCCATTTTATATAATTATTAGTGCTACCTAATGAGAATTTATAAGCATCAACATCATATCCTAAAAAGAATCCAGTTCCAGTTGCATAACCAGTTTGTCCACCTAAAATATATCCTGTACTTCCAACATCTAATTCTGCGTGTTCACCTTTTATTCTTAATCCATTAGTTGGGTCATATTTTAAATAATTATCAGATTCACCTATTGCCATTCCATATACATCACTACTTTCTCCTAAATAACCATTCAAATTTCCTATTCTAACTCTAGTAGTCAAAGCACTCCAAGGACTTCCTGCGTGTGTAAATACTGACATATAAGGAGCATTTGTTTCAGAAGCTGTCATATTTAAACCACCTTCACCAGAAGCACCATAATTAACTACTGCTGTACCTTTTGACCATAATGGATTAGAATCTGCTCCATAATTAGAAGCCTTATCTCTATTTACTGTATAATCTCCACTTCCATTATCAGTAGTAACTTCAAACCATTCATCATAATCTCTATCTTTTATTCTTAGAAAATCTCCTACTACAAATGTAGAAGTATCTTTTGTTATTAAATGACAAGCATCTAATGCAGTCATAGTAGTTTCTAATACATCAGCATCTAATATAGCCATACTACCACCTACTGCTGATATAACATCCTTTTGAAAAACTGCTGTTCTAAATATTCCTCTACAAGCTATATTTCCAACTTCTAATAAATCAGGAGATAAATGAAATCCCGAACCAAAAGTACCACTTGAATAATTAGAACTTTCTATTTTTAAATTTGCACCATCTACATTTATATATGAACTACTTGTTCCAACTCTTATTAAAGTATTGCCACTATCTATTAAAATCTTTGAATTATCGGTAACTGCATCATCTGATAATGTTGTAGCACCTATTATCCATCCACCAATAGTTCCAGTTGTTGCTGTGATTGAACCAGATATATTTGCTGACGTAGCTACTAAATTTCCAAATTCTGTTACTCTAAATGGTGCTATTGTTGGGTCAACATCACCAGCCCAGAACCTAATATCATCTCCTGCTGTAACTGCTGACGACATACCTACTCCTCCAGCTGTATCTTTTATATAATCTTCTCCAAGAGTCCAACCACCAACTTTACCACTTGTAAATTTAACTGTTCCATCTGCTGTAACATAGGCAATAGCATTTTCTCTATCTGCTGTAAATTGTGTATTGATACAACCCCACCAAGCATCTCCACTTGAATTAACGTGAAAACTTGAAGCAGTTGTATTTTCATCTGGAATATGTATATTACCTGCTACTAAAGAACCTCTAAAAATACCAGCAGCAAATTCTACAAGACCATTACCTCGTATTATCCAACCAGCAGAACCGCTTACAAAATTCTCACTTTGTATATTTTGATTAGCTTCAAATACATTTATATTAAGATTTTGAAACTCAACACCAGAAGGAGGAATAACTTGTTGTAATTCTACTATTTCTTCGTTTATATCAGCATTATCTTTACGATTAAACTGAGAATATCCTAATTGTGATATACTTGGCATATTATTTTGTTGCTAATTCTACATCCATAGAAAATCCATATAATGAGAAGTAAGGGTTTTGTCCTACTTCTACTCCTTCAATCTGTAATAATTCTCCTTGTTCTACTTTAGGAGTAGCTGTTTCTATATATTTATTAAGTTGCATTAAAGGTTTTGGTTTAATTAAATCTCCACTATTCTTATTTATTATTCTACTTTTTAATTGTAGTCCTTGCGCTCTATTTGAAAATGCTGTCATTTCAATAAGTCTTTTATGTTTATCAGCCATTCCAAAGTCAAAAGGTTTTGTTCTAAAAAATGCTTGTATATCATTACCATCATCTGAGTTTACCAATGTGCCATCTGTATATTTACCTAGATTCATAACTTCTCCATCAGTAGTTCCCATATAAAGTCTGTCGTCTCCTGAATCATTATATCTAGCAAATATTTCTATTCCATCGTGATATTCGTGCCATCTCCAAGTCTGAGTAGGTATGTTATAGATAAGTGAGCAATTAGAATAACTTATTCCATTTACAGTTACATTACCTACATATAAATGATATTCTTCATCAACTACTTCAGCAAACATAGCAGAAGGAGTAGAACCTTTTATAAAATCTAATACTCTACCAGCTATATTCTGTGGTCTTCCACCAGTAGACATCCATACTCCATCTTGATTAGCCCATATCATATAAGCTCCTGAGTTTTTAATAGTTCTATGATTAGAACAACCTACATCCCAAACTTTTTTCTTGGTAGATTGGTCATACATATATGCTGAATACTCTGTAAATAACATTAGTCTATCCCAATTAACACCACCACCAATAAGTCCTTCGCTATAATCGACATCAATGAAACCTGTACCTGCTTGATATTCTGTCCATCCTATTGAACCTGCTACTGGAGCATCTGAAATTCCTACTCTATAAGGTAAAGCTCCACCATCATAAAGATTTATCATATATAATCTATCTCTATATCTTTTAATGAATTTAGCTTGAGGGGCATTAGTTATATTTGTAGTTTCTGAAACTGTTGTAGTTCCTGTAAAAGTCATTGTTGGTAAAAAGCCATCAGTAGCTCCATATCCTACAAAGAAACAATATCCTAAATAATCTTCCATTTCTACAGTAGTATCTTCATATCCATCCCAAGTTGTAGATAATGTTATATTTGTCCAACTTTGTTCTACTACAACATTCTCAGCGTGAGTGTTAGTTAAATTTTCAGTAAGAGTGATACTAACTCCAACAGAAATTGTGTCTATTACTTTTGTTTCTTCGTTAGTATATCCTTTAGCCAATATTACTATATCTCCTGCTATGAACCCTGTTGTAGAAGCTACCGACACAACTTTTTGTCCACTAGCAGATTCAACATCAACCGTTGTACTAGTATCTGTATAATAAAATAATTCTGTATCAGCACCATCAGAACTATTACAAGTAGCTAACATTTTTTGTGTTGCAGATGATTGTCTAAAGTTATGAAGTCCTGTAATTGGTTTAGCGTCTAATGCTCCACCTACCTGTGAATATCCTGGTCGTTTTAATATAGCTCCTAGTTTATGTGAAGTAACTACATTATCTTGAACTTCAAGCATATCATCTCCCATAAGGAAAGGACTTATCTGTGTATTAGCTCCTTGTAAAAATTGTAAGTATTCTATTCTCATCGTCTTGTATATAATAAATTAGTTCTACCATTATCTAAGTCATTGTTGAATTTATGATATGTCATCTCTTCCATAACTGGAATGAATTGAGAAGCAGCATTACGAGCTAACTCTTTCTCAAATTGTTCCATTATTTTATCTCCTTCACTTCTATTTCCTTTTCTTATTTCTATTCTAGCTCTCAAATAAGTTTCTAAAGTATTAAAAAATGGTATATCAGTTGTATCACTGAAATCACTAAATCTTGTTTGAGCTTTTAAGTATTTGAATTTAAAAGTATATCCGACATAATCACTACCAATGGGAGCATCAACAACTATCTTTCCATTAAATATTGTATAGGTTCTAGGTAATCCTGGTTGAATATTCTGCCATACATTTTCATCTACAGAGTGGTCACTATCTACATTAGTACAACCAGTTAAAGTTCCAGTAGCTTCTGTATTTCCAGTATAACTAATAGTATCCTCTCCAATATAAACTGTTCCTGATTCAGAGAACTCATAAGTGCTATCTAATACTATTGAAGTATCATCTTCTGTTATAGCAGTTTTAACTTGAGTAACTGGTATATTAGTAAACTTATCATCCATTTCTGCTGGATCAATATATCTTAGAGATACTGTACCAAATCTAACATTTAATATTCCTTGTTTAGAATCAGGATATTTAAGGCTATAAGTTAATCCTGACAAAGCATATTCATTTTCATTCTCTGTAGCTGGAATAGAAGTATCATCACATATTAATTCGTGAATCCAATCTTTAACTACTCTAGTACCTCTTTCATTAGTATAAATATATTGACTAATACTATCTTGCCATTGGTTACATTGATTTAATAAGAACTTTCTAGTAATCTTTCCTGTTTCGTTAATTTCTTCATCACACATTTCTAGTGCTGAATCTACTTGATTCTGAATGGCTGTATTTCCAAGTCCTGCTGCTAATACATAATCACTAGCTGAACTTTCAGTAACACCATCTGTAAATTTAGCATAGTAATACTTATAAGTGGTATCAGTAGTAATTAGTGTATATTTAGTTGATTCTCTATTCCACTTAATCATTGTAGCATCTGCTAATTGACGACCTGAAGCAGTAATAGCACCAATAGAAGCTATAATAGTACCTGCTACACCATCTGTATCAGACCCATAAATTGCTATTCCTCTTTCTAGTATCTTTGTAACTGGAGTACTAATATCGTGAGAAAAACTTGGAACTATTGGTGAAGTCGCTGAATTAGTGATTGTCAAAGCTGTCCCTCTATCAATAGGATCAACTAGATTTATATCATCAGTTTCAGTTTTAGCATCTCCTATTTCTCCAAACAGAAGCCAATCATCATCAGATAATCCACTATTATCATCCAACGATAATGTAGCAGTTCCTGCTGTAAGTGAACTTCTTAGGTAATGTTTTGTATAACCAGATATATTTGGATGTGCCACCGTAATAGTTGACCCTGTTATATCTATTATACTGGGTTTTTGTAATAATTCTGCTGTTGGACACATATTATTATTTTATTATTTTTTTTAAGTTTTTTACTAATGATTCAAGTGCTTTTATTATTTCATCCACTTGTTTGTTAGTCATATTGTTAATTTATTTTTTCTCTTTTTAAGTTATAATGGTCAAAGCTATTCCAATCATTTAATGTCATTGTAGCTGTTTTACCTTTACCATTATTTCTAACCTCCCAAGTAGCAAGTATTTTTGCTAAATCGTCTATAAATAAGGCATCATCTATTGCTATTGCAAATCCTCCTCTTCCTTCTACTAATTGATATAATGTTCCTTCTTTTAAATTCATAGTATTTAATTGTTTAGGTTTAATATAATATTGTAAAGCCCATTGGCCAAATTGAAAATCTTTTGCAAACTTAATATGTCCGTGTCCATTTCTTTCATAGTGATCTAATACTTCTATAACTCCATCATCTTTAACATTATAAATCATTACAGCGTGATTAGGATGATGATAAGCTATATTATTTTGAATTATTCCATCTACTATTGGACTTTTTGTAGAATAACTTATTTGTATCGGTCCATATTTTAATTGTTCTTTTATATTTATATTATTTATAGGAATTAATCTATAAGTTATATCAAAATAACTTAAAAAATCCTTTCCTTTATCTAATAATTCTTGAGATATATCTGTATAATAATCATCCCAAGCAAAAACTGGTGTTCTTTGTTTATAAGGAAAATCCCAATCAGATTCTTTTAAAATACCATATCCTCTAATTGCATCTCCTACTTTTGTAAAATAATTACCCTGATGAGTTGTTTCAGATAACTTAGCAATAAATCTATCACTAAAATTTATATCTCCATTTTCATCTCTGTATTCATCTAAATAACTATAATCTTGCATTATTTGACCGAATATTGTTTCAAGACAATCTAATGCAGAATAAGTAACACAAGCCATAGTATCCATATATAAACCTATCTGTGATTCCCATTTAGGTATAACATCTGTATAATCTCCAGTATTACTAACTTTTTGTAAATCTAAATTATCATTAGCACCAAGACGCCAATCAGAATCCCTTACTCTATCTATAAAACCATATCTTATTTCATCCATATGTTTTTTAATAAATTAACTTTCAGCTGGGCAGAAGACTGTAATAAAGCCTCTGTTGCGTTGGGACTTCAAAAAAGGATTCTGCCGTATGTATTTCTAACCAACCGAACTCTCGTTGAATTGGTGTGGTTAAGTGCAACTGAAAATTAACTTATGTTAATCTATTTTATTTTTAAATTATTTACTTAACCTATGTTAACTTATAAACTAGTAGTTAATCTTTATATATACTATTAGTTTACAATTAAGATTTGTAGGGAGTCGGCTTTTATTGTCAACTCCCTATAGATTAACATCCGAGTATTGGTTTGGATTTGTAATGAACGATTACCCTTTTCTGTTTTATAGAATAGAGTATTCTATCATCACCTTTGGAAAGGACTAATCCATTATTTCCAAAGTAAGTTTCCTTTTTCCAACCCTCATTAAGTAGAATGGCAATATCTACTATTCTGCCTTCTTGACCTTTCATTTTTTACCACCTTGATTAAATCCTACTAGTTTTCTTTTCGAAGGAACTAATTCCTTTTTTTCAGCTCGTTTATATTCTGCGAGCTGTCTTTTTAAATCATAGATTTCATTAAGAAGTGCGTCTATTACAGCGTGTCTTTCTTGCTCTGCTAAATCTACATATTCTGAGAATTTCATTAGAACCTCCTACCATTCAAATTGAAACTTTACATACTTGATTTTAACCGTCTTAAAAAAACGAGGGTTTTTAATAAGTTGTAAGGTTAGCATAGTGTTAGGACAAGAGTCTCTCAAATCTGCAATAATACGTTCACTTAGACGTGGTCTTATCACTTCATAGATGTTGAACTCATACCATACATACATTTTAATCCTCCTACTGTTTATTACTGCCAGAAAATTCATTTTCCATAAAGAGTGCTTTACCATTTACAATGTTCACTAAGTGAATATTATATTTAGCAGAACCCTTTTTAAAGAATCCAAATGCAAATCCTTGTTGCCAATTAGGGAATTTACCTTTCATATACTCTTGATTCATTTTACAAAGGCAACCAATTTCATACCACACATAGTCTCCACCTTCATTTGAAAGGTAATGTGTTGAAAGTCTATGAGTATGTCCACTTAAACCAGATATACCAGTAGTCGTAAGTTCAGCACGAGCCGTATAAGCAGAATGTAAACGAACTATATCACCGTGCTTGATGACAAAGTTTCTAAATTTCATTCTACCATTACTGACATACTTAATGTTCAACGTATCAAGACCCATTAAAGATTCTAATCTCATATTTCTTAGTCCAGAAAGTTCTGATGCTTGAGACCATAGGTATCCTCTTAATCTTGCTTCGTGATTACCTTCTATGTAAATCATTTCAACAGTAGGAAATTCCTTACGGAATATCCTAAGAATACTATGAGCTTCATCTATTTCACTTTGAAGTCTCAATGCTCTGATAGGGTCTTTGTTAAACTTAGACACAGCATAGAAATCTATTACATCACCGATAAAAATGATTCTATCTGGCTTTAACCATTTACCAAATGATATGATAGCTCTCACTGCTCTATTGTCCTGAAAAGGTGCGTGGATGTCAGAAACAAATAAAACTTTCTCATTGTTTCTCTTAGACACTAGATAACGAATGTTATTTTTCATAGTGCTACTCCTTTTTGCTTTTTAATATACTAAAATATATATTTTGTAATAATAAACAATGTTAATGGAATTAAAATTATATTCATTATAATTAAAGCTCCCTTAATTTTGTTTTTCCAATTTTCTAAATCTGTTACCCTGCCATTTGTTTTGGTAACCTGTTTCTCTACTCTCACTAATATCTCGTGTAATGTTTGATTTGTTATTTCTTCCATTTTATTTTTTAATCTTATTTAATACTGGATATATAATCTTTTTAAATACAATCTCATAACTAGCAATAGACATACCAAATATAGTAACTATCTTTTTTAATACTACTGCTGTAACAAATCCATTAAAATTTAGAACTGAATAAATCACTGATAGTAATAATACAAATCCTAATACTAAAAACTTAGCTTTAGTTTCTCCTACTTTCTTAATTAGCTTTTTAAATCCTTCTGCCAATATTGTTATTGACAATGAAAGTAATAATTCCATT